CTACATTGAAATTTTTAGTTGACTACAAATTAGACAATACATATTGTGCTGCTGCTGTTCGCGGATTAGATATTCATATCATGAACAAACAAAGTATTGTGAGACACAAACAGCAGTTATTGGAGATGATATGAATTTTGGATATCTCCTGATAGTTGCAGAACATGACACAGTTGATTATCTCAGTATGGCCTATGCCCTTGCGCTCAGTATCAAGAACACTCAAAAGCCAGGCTACGACAAAGTAGCATTGGTAATAGATGATCAATCGAAATTACAAAAACTTAAAAGCCCGTGGGTGTTTGATCATGTTATAGAATGGAATCAAGAAACATTTTGGGACGGACGTAGCTGGATGGATCAGCTGACCCCGTTTGACCACACTGTATGTTTGGATGCTGACATGTTATTCATGCGAGATTATAGTCATTGGATTGATTATCATGTTGATAACTCTCAGCTGTATATTGCCAACAAGGTGCATACATATAGAGCACAGATCGTCACTGATAGAACTTACCGCAAATGCTTTGATAAAAATCATCTGCCTGATGTATACTCTATGTGGACATTCTTCACTAAAGATTCTCAAATGGCTCGAGACTTTTTTGACCTGGGCAGATACATTATTAAAAATCCTGTGGAGTTTGCTAATGTATTTTTGTCAGAATATAAACCCAAGATAGTAGGCACAGACGAAGCGTTTGCTCTAGCAGCAAAAATCCTAGACATATCAGATCAAATAGCATATCCATTAGAGTTTCCTAGGATTGTTCACATGAAGCCTATGATACAGAATTGGCCTTGGCCTGCAGACACATGGAGTAACCACGTGGGATTTTATCTTGACAAAAAAGCACAATTAAAAATTGGCAATTACCAACAGCATGACATTGTACATTACGTAGAAAAAGATAAAATCACCGATGAAGTCATTAACATCTTAGAGGAAATAGCATGGAAATTATAGAAACCATAGAAGATTTTGAAAAATGGATAGCGGAGTATAAACCCGCACCTACGGTTTATGCCGCAGTGTTTGACCCCACTACTGGCAAGGTCATTAGCATTGGTCCCGATTATGCTTTTCCCAACGAAGTTAATAAGGTTGTTGTAGATAATCATTTAGCTGAATCTATAATCAATGCGGAGATACAGATAGAAAACTGCATGATAGACATCAGCTCAGGAAATTTAGAAATTGCAGAATTGAAAACTTTAATCAAGCTCGATGATGTACTGCATAGAATTATTTCAACAGAATATTCCGCAGTCACAAAACCGGATGTATACTTAACATACACTAAACGAACTAAAACATTAAAAATACAATTGTCACAGGAATTCGGCGGAACAAAAAAATCAAAGACTGAAGGCCAACGAAGAAACTTTGTCTGGGATGGCAGCACTGAAATGAATTTTTTAATCACCGCATATAACGATCCTAACATATTGTATCAGAATCATGTTATCACGATCAATGATCTTATCGGTAAGACTGTGACGGTGAAAAATATTGACTTTGACCAGTTCAGTGTATATACAAGACGATTGTTTAAAAATTACGTGATAGAATATAAATGAAAACAGTAGAATTTGATGTAGTGTTTTTAAGCTACGACGAACCTAATGCAGATCTTCACTACGCTGATCTCTGCGCCAAGGTGCCTTGGGCCAAGCGTGTTCATGGAGTAAAGGGCAGCGATCATGCTCACAAAGCCGCGGCCGAATTATCAGAAACAGATTGGTTTATCACAGTAGATGCAGATAACATTGTTGATCCTTCATTTTTTAATTTAGATCTCAACATGGACGATCCTAAGATCCAGGTATATGGATGGTGTGGTCGAAACAGCATCAATGGCTTACGCTATGGCAACGGCGGATTAAAAATCTGGAAGAAAGATTTTGTCCTTAATATGAAAACTCATGAGAACAGCGACAGCGATCGAGGTCAAGTAGATTTTTGTTGGGAGGATGGATATCGCAATTTTCCCAGAGTTTACAGTGAAAGTGTTATTACAGGATCACCGTTCCAGGCGTGGAGAGCAGGATTCCGCGAAGGTGTTAAGATGACGCTACTTGACGGAGTACGTGTACCACCCCAAGAAATTCGAGAACAGATTTGGTGGCATAACATACATAGACTGCGTATGTGGTCCACAGTTGGCGCTCATGAAGAAAACGGTATGTATGCAGTCTATGGTGCTAGATTAGGCACATGGCTGGCTAATTGCACAGACTGGAATTATGTGGAAGTACGAGATTTTGAAATTCTTAGAGGTATATGGGAGCAGTACGGACGACCTTATGAGCAAGACAATGGACGGGATCTCGACACAGCTATTCGAGACCTTGGCGAAAAGATCAAACAACAGTTGGGATTTGATTGGCCGTTTCTTGATGCAGCACAGAGCAAATATACATTGGATCTATATGATGAAACAATCAATTTAGGTTTGACGTATTACAGGGCGGTTGACAATGTATGATATATTCTATGTCGGTACAGGCTCAATAGACACCCAAGCATGGCAGCAGTTTCGACTGAGATTTCCTAACGCACAAAAACTCGAACATGTTCAAACATTTGAAGAAGTAAGGTCTCGAGCATTTACAAAATTTTTCTGGGTAGTTTGGGACTACGTAGAATTAGATTCTGACTTTCATTTAGATTATTGCGTGACTAAATGGGATGAGAGTTACATTCATGTGTTTCTAAATAATCAATATTACGACGGAGTCTGTTTGTTTCCGAAGTCTGCGAAGATACTACAACGTGAATGGGATTACAGATTTTTTACTAATAAAAAACAAATAGATGTTATAGCCAGCAGACCTAAAAAGCTCGATGTGGCATTCATTTCCTATTATGAACCATTCGCTGAAGAACGATATCAATCATTGATATCTAGGCTCGACGGAAATAAAATCCACTGGATTAAGAATGTGCAGGGCATACATCAAGCCCATATAGCAGCAGCAACAGCAGTATCTACGGACATGTTTTATGTGGTAGACGCAGATGCTATTATTTTAGATACCTTTGATTTTAATTATCATATTCCTTACTATGATTTTAACGCTAAATCTACAGTGCATGTATGGAAAAGCAGGAATCCAGTAAATGGTTTAGAATACGGTAACGGTGGCGTAAAACTCTTGCCGAGGCAGCTGACCATAGATATGGATCTTTCAAAACCAGATATGACCACAAGTATCAGCAGATGGTTTAAACCTATGCCAGAAGTTTCAAACATAAATGGGTTCAATACTGATCCATTTAACACTTGGAAATCAGCATTTAGAGAATGCGCCAAATTAGCCAGTCGTGTAATTGCTCGTCAACAAGATGCAGAAACACAGGAACGATTACGAGTATGGTGTGAAGAATCTAAAGATCAATATGCTATTGACGGATCTACATGCGGTCGAGACTATGGCATAAAAAACAAAACAAATTTACAAGCTTTAAAAATGATAAACGATTTTGTGTGGCTCAAGGAACAGTTCGATGGACGATATAGCAAGAATTAAAAAATTTATTCCTATAATGAATGAGATATCGCCAACTTTTTGCATGGCCAAGTGGCACCACACTACGATATATCTTCAGTCGGGTGAAACACACAGCTGTTACCATCCGGCTCCTCACAAGATTCCTTTAGATGAGATTGTTATAGATGCAAGTGCATTACATAACACCAATCAAAAGAAACACGAACGATTAGAAATGCTCAACGGTGGAAAACCCAGCGGTTGTAATTACTGCTGGAATATCGAAGCAATGGGGGACGACTACGTCAGTGATCGTAAAGAACGTAACTCAACAATCTATACAGATCAAAGATTTCAACAGATCAAAGATGGCGATTGGGATCAGAACATTAACCCGCAGTACATTGAAGTTAGTTTCGGAAACGAATGTAATTTCAAATGTGGATATTGCCATCCCAAACATTCCAGCAGCTATTATAAAGAGATCAAAGACTACGGTCCTTACGACATGGTTAAGAATCATCGCAACGATATTGATTGGTTTCAAATCTACGAAGAAGAAACTAATCCGTATGTAGAAGCATGGTGGCGGTGGTGGCCTGAAGTTCGTAAGACATTAACTATCTTGCGAATAACAGGCGGCGAACCACTGTTACAATCAAGCACCTGGAAGTTGTTAGATGATTTATTGGTTAATCCCTTGCCCAATCTTGAATTAAACATCAACACAAATTTTGGAGTAAAGCCAATCCTAATTGATAGGCTGGTAGAAAAAATCAATAATTTAATTACCAACGGATGTATCAAAGATTTTAAAATTTTTACCAGCATGGATACTTGGGGTACGCCTGCCGAATATATTCGTACAGGATTGGATCTCACAGTATGGGAACGCAACCTCGATACGTACCTAACTCAAACACAGTTACCGATTACATTTATGTGTACCTTTAATATTCTAACAGTAACTAACTTTCAAAGTCTATTAGAAAAGATTTTAGAATGGAGAACAAAGTATAACACTGATAATCAAAAACAATGGCAGCGTGTACGATTTGACACACCATTCTTAAAAGAGCCATTACAGTATGATATGAATATATTGCCTAAAGAAGAATTTATGAGTTACATGGTAAGCCATCTAGACTTCATTTTAGCCAATTTAGACGATAAAAACCGTAGTAAATTCAACGACTTAGAGTATGCTAAATTTGAAAGAGTGGTAAAATACATGGAATCAGCTATCTATACCCCAGATAAAGTAAAAGAGGGACGTAGAGACTTCTTTAATTGGTTTACGGAATATGACAAGCGTCGTGGCACCAATTTTGTAAATACATTTCCAGAATTGGCTAATTTCTATAAAGACTGCAAGGAGACAGTATAATGAGCAAAACAATATTAATCACCGGCGGAGCAGGGTTCATTGCTCATCATCTAATTGATAAACTTTTATCTGAAACTGATTGGAGAATTGTAACTTTAGATAGATTGGATTACAGTGGTAATTTGAATAGATTGCATGAAGTAGTCTCTAGTTATCCTGAAGCAGTACGCAAGAGAGTGCGTGTGGTGCATCATGATTTAAAAGCAGAATTGAATCCACAAATTAGATCAATGATAGGCAAAGTAGACATCATCGCACATCTCGCAGCCGGCAGTCATGTTGATCGTTCAATTACATATCCTATGGAATTTGTACAGGACAATGTAGTTGGAACTGTGAATTTAATGGACTACGCTCGCAACTTAGATAGTTTAGATTTATTTGTTTATTTTTCTACAGACGAAGTCTTCGGTCCTGCACCATATGGAATTAATTACAAAGAAAATGATCGATACAACTCAACTAATCCATACAGCGCCAGCAAGGCCGCTGCAGAAGAATTCGTTGTGGCATATGAAAATACATATAAATTACCTGCAATAATTACACACACTATGAATGTGTTTGGAGAAAGGCAACATCCAGAAAAGTATATTCCTCTCTGTATAAAACGTGTAAGAGATAATCAAAAAATTTCCATTCATTCAAATCCGGAAAAAACCAAGGCAGGGTCTCGGCATTATATCCATGCTAAGGATGTGGCAGATGCATTGTTATTTTTGTATAAACAGGATCTATCTAAACTGCCAGCAGATCCCGGAGGGGCAAAATGTCAAAAGTTTAATATTGTAGGATCAACAGAGATTGACAATTTAGAACTCGCACAATACATTGCTGATGTTCAAGGTAAATCTTTGAATTATGAAATGTTAGATTTTCACAGTCAGCGTCCTGGACATGATTTACGATATGCACTTGACGGAAGTAAAATGAAAGATATGGGATGGGTTCCACAACCGGTGTATCAACGATTGGAAGAATCTATACACTGGACTTTAAAGAATGACAGATGGTTAGTAATTTAATTAATTTAGAAAACGTAGAAAACGCTTTCGGCAGTTTTAACCAAAGTGCGTATTCACACTGTGTTATTGATAATTTTCTACAGGAATCTGTTGCAGCTAAAATTGCAGAAGATTTTCCTGCCTACGAGTCTGGGATGTATAACGGTACATACAATAACCAGATTGAACTTAAACGTACATGCAACATCTGGGATAGATTCCCCCAAAGCATATATCAGTTATTGTATTGTTTGAACTCCAAACAATTTACAGATCTGCTCATTGGATTAACTGGGACTGCGAATTTATATACAGATCCGGGTCTACATGGCGGTGGCCTTCACTGTTATCCGCAAGGAGGAAAATTAAATCCTCATCTGGATTACAGCATTCATCCCAAGCTTCATCTCCAGCGTAAATATAATTTAATAATATATCTTACACCTCAATGGCAACCAGCATGGGGCGGAGATTTTGGAATCTGGAATTCGGATAGCAGTGGTCCTACTACTATATTTCAAACAGTGTCGCCTATGTTTAACAGAGCGGTAATATTTGACACTACACAAAGTACATGGCACGGATTAACTTCTGCTGTGGAATCTCCAGTTGGCGTCACAAGAAACAGTATCGCTATGTATTATTTGACAGATCCTCCAATTGATGTTGACCCTAGAAGTAGAGCTTTATTTGCACCTACAGATCAACAGAAAGATGACGTTGAAATACAACAACTGATTGCTCGTCGCAGTGTTGCCAATGGAACTAATGTAGAACAATGGAATAGGACATGAATTTTATTTTTGAAAACGTCGACGAATTACTGAATATCACTGCATGTGAGGAAAGAAATACTTCCAACATCCGTAAATTCCCACCCAGTCCATTGGCCACAGTGCTGTCTCGAATCAAAACTCAACGCCTGTATGCCGATCAATTAGATGCAGACACAGTGACATTTGATCAATGGAGTAATAGAAAATCATATGCGAATTATATAATACCAACTGGAGTAGCACATGCTCCCTGGGATTGGTGCGGGTCGGCCGATCTTAACAACGATTATGATTCAAACATATCACACCGCAAGTCTGTGTTTGCATTTTTAGACACGAAACAACTATCGGCTCTGCGTAAGAAACACTGTTACTTATTGCTTGATCAATCGCACGAGGGATATCATACAGATTGGCTGTTTGATTGGTTTCATGCTGGATGTGCTCAGTATGAAATAAGCGCCAGCAGGGTTATATATGTCACAGGGAATCTTGCGGTGGCTCAACAATACGACGAATGGTGTTTGAATCGACAAATCAATGATAAGATGTGTGTAATCCCCTATATTCATTTTGAAAAATACATTCATGAATGTGCAAGCAATCAGCGGTATCTGTTGCCATCGTCGGAAAAACAAATTGCCTATAAAACAAAAAATATCAATGATATCAAGTTGTATAACGCATTTCAAAAAAGATCCAGACCCCATCGTATCTGGCTATTTGATAGTCTGTATAAAAATGGATTACTTGATGATGGGATCAACAGTATGAATGCTTTTACATTCCACAAAGGATTTTATGATGGACGGATGTTAGATCAGGATGTGTACAATTCTTATAAGCATATGTTGCCTATGTATCCTAGAAGTAATCTTAAAGAAACAGAAAAAAATGGGTTTGAAGGACCACTGGGTAATTTATTTGAACACGACTTGAACCATCAAGCTACATTAGACACATGGGTAAGTGTTGTCAGTGAAGCATCGTTCGCTGAGAATACCTGCTTTATCAGTGAAAAAACTTTTAAACCTATTGCCACAAGGCATCCGTTTATAATGTACGGTAACAAACACAGTCTACGATATCTCAGAGAGTTGGGATATAAAACGTTTCATGGATTTATAGATGAATCATACGACGAGTTAGAGTCGTGGGATAGATTAGATGCAATTATTCAAATACTCAAAAATATCAGAGCTATGTCAAATGAAAAAAAGATTCAGTGGTTTATTTCAATGAAAGATATTCTTGATCACAATTTCAAAGTACTCAGTGACAATTCCACAGTTAATATGCCTAAAGCAATTGAAACGCTGAGGAATTATGTTTCGGGAGTCACGCATGCATAACACCGAGATTGCCGCAATAAACAGTGAGTTGAAAAGAACACGAAAAGCTATAATTAGTTTAGGCTGTTCATTTGTAGAAGGCCAGGGGGCGATAGATCAAGATATCTATGAAACACATGATTGGTCTATGCTAAAGACGGGCGTTCCTATGGAACCTATTCTAACAGACGCAGAAAAATCCAAGCTGTTGTTAGCACACAAAGAATTAAGAATTGATAACAAGGGTAACATTGATTGGACATTTATGCAACATAAAAATGCATTTGTGAATGTGCTCTGTAAAAAATATTTTAATTCCGAGTATACCGCTATCAATTTTGGACTCAAAGGCAAAGGTAATAGAGCATCTATTAAGAGTCTATACTTTCATCCTCAGATAGACTGGCATAACATTGATGAACTTGTTGTAATCTATGTGCCAAGCGGCCCTGAGCGTTTTGATTTCCTTAGTGATGAGTTGGGTAACGACAGTAATGAGATCGCCAAGTTTCATTGTATGTGGCCGTGGCACGAAGATCAACCAGACAGTCCGCGTAAAACATTATGGAAAGGATATGGTACCGCAGTACACAGCGAAAAATCCAGCATGTTAGAACAAATATCTAATGTCATTGAATTAGAGAACTGGTGTAAGTTAAAAAACGCAAAATTAATTATTACTCCTGGTTTCGATAGAACATATACTCAAACTGATTTTAAAAATATAATTCGATGGAATATCATTCGCGACGAACATCAAAAAATAACCAAACATGTTGAACACACAGCCAGCATGCAGTCTCTCGATAAAAACAAAGAACAAATTCTTGACGCTATTGTAGATCAATGGCCTTGGGATAAAATGTTTAAGCCGCAGGGCTATTCGACTTTTATGGATCTATGCCTTGCCCAAGAAGGAATCAAGAATGTAGGATTCTGGGATTTCAACGGCAAAGGCACTCCGAATCATTGGGTAACAGTGTGTTGTCATCCCAGTGCCAAGGGTCATGATTTGTTTGCCTACGAACTATATAAGTTTATTATAGGATCTTGAAATGTATAACTGGAGTGGCGCAGAAAAATATCCTGAATATTTTCTCAAATATCCTTTTCTCAAAGCAAATTTGTTAACACATCTTGATCATACAGTCTTAAAAACTTTTGACATTCCGATGCCGATCTCTGATAAGTTTTCATCAAGTGACTCGCCTGATCTTCTAAAGAAAAATCTCAAAATACAACCACTTGATTGGCACTATAGAACCAAGGATGTTAGATACAACTGTAATTCTAATGGATATAGAGCAGACGAGTGGGACACAATCAATTGGTCTAATGCAGTGGTTATATTCGGATGTTCATGCACCGTTGGAGTCGGCCTTGCCGAGGATGAAACTATTTCTTACCAGCTGTCAACTATGTTAAACAGACCGGTGATAAACATGGGAGTCAGTGCGTCATCAATGCAACACTCGTTTATAAATTCTATGTTGCTGTCTAAGAATTTTCCAACACCTTACGCCGTGATACAATTATGGACAAACATTGATAGATTTACAGTATTCAAGGAACAAGATATCGAACACATAGGTCCTTGGGATAGCGATCATTTTTCCGAGAGCATGATTGCGAACCCATATCAATCAATGCTCACTGCTGCCTACACAAGTATATCTAGCAGAGAGTTTTGGAAAAACAAATGTAGATACTATTCTGCAAGTTTTTTTGAAGCCACAGCACATTATACAGAAAGTGATTGGGTATCCATAGATAATCAGGCTCGTGATCTAATACACCCAGGAAAGGGATCAGCCAAACAAATGGCTGATCTTATAGCAGCAAACATTACTTAAAAAATGTTTTTTGATGAATCTCTGATGTCTTTTTTAAGTCTTTCTACATCAACTTTGAAATCTATTTTTTTAATTTCGTCTTTGTATTCTTGAAGAGTACTGATCAACACATCAGCGATGCCGTCAGCAGTCTGTTTGGTGAGTTCATTCTTTACATCGATTTCCCATACCCGGCCATCTGTGAAATCTAATCTCACGGAATCCAGATAAGCCACAGGCATGGTATTCATATAAAGATCTTCAAAAACCTCTGGCCATTCTTTTACAAGATGTCGAGGAGGTTTGAACAAAGGATTAGGCATCAACAGATTCTTCTACCTTTTTGGTTTTCTTTACAGTAGGATCGAGTTCTTCTGCTTCCTTACGTAATCTCGCCGCTTCTTTGTACATAGCATCTGCCTGACTTCGATAGCTTTTGGCAATATCTTTGTCAGATAATGCTTCGTTGGCGGCAGCTTGAGCACGTACTGGAGCAGGGATATCAGTATCAACCGCAGGAGTTGTATCGTTTACTGAAGCTACATCTTTGACTTCGGCTTTAGCAGACGGCGCACCTGCTACAAATGTGCATAGATCGTCCACAGTACAGTTCTTCTGTTCCGCAATCAGTGTGTTGAGATTAGCTAACAGCACAGTATCGTTGGTAGTAGGCATCATCATTACAGCATCGGTGGCTACTTTGATTAATCTACCGTCTGCTTGCATGGCCCGCAACATAGGTCTACCATCCGGGAATGGGCGTATGTGCATGATCTCGCCAAACTCAAATGCATCCTGCGCTTGGTCTGTTTCTACCAAAGTCATAATTGAATCATGATATTGATCTGGCAGTTGAGCTACAGGTAATACTAGAGCCATGTTTGACTCTCCGGGCAACGTTCTAAACACTACCAATACTTTGGCACCTGTGTTTTGAATTCTACCTATGTGTTTAAGGCTTTTCATTTAGGCTTCCTTTTTAGATACAGCTTCAAGGAAGGAATTTAGTTTGTTAAAACTTTTACCAACTGCTTCCAATTCTGCTGCTTTGAACGCTCCTCTGCTTGTTGCAACTTCGATGATATTTTTTACAGCCAACAGATCGCTGATGTTAAGATCAGGACCTTGTGCTGCTGGTGCTTCTGTAGCAGGATTAGTTGTTCCTGGCTGACCTTCAGCTGGTGCTGCGACTTGTTCTTTAACTTCTTCTGACATTAATTTCTCCTTAGGTGTGGGCATGCAAGCATGAAATAAGTTAATTCTTTTTGATCTTCAAATCCTACAAAATGTGAAGATCTAAGATTCCCACTCTTGTCCAGAGCAGGTTTTTTGCAGATATAATACCTGCCCTTGAGCTTGACTTTAATCCAGTCTTCGATACCTTCAAATATCTCAGAATCTGTAATATTCAATTCAGCGAAATGTGGAGCCACAGTCTTCAGCTTGCGCTGTTGTAGTACGTCCATTGGATTAAGGTCAAACATAGTGAAAATATTTATACGGGGGGATTATTCAGGGGTGGATTCTTGGCTAAGTCTTTTGCTCATTGCTCTACTGTGTCCTAATTTACGAACATCGCCACTAAGCAGATATAGTTCAAAAGCGGCTTTTTCTTTCATGACAATGATATGTTTCTTGTTGACGAAAAATGGTGAATCGATGTAGTTATCTAACCAAAGTAACACCTGCGGAGTAAACGCAAATTCTTTGGGAAATTCTATCTTGTAAGTTTTTATTTTAGCATGTTCTTCGATGAATTCCAAGGCCTGTTCAGTCAATCTTAATCCGCCTTGATCTTTCTTTCTAAAACTCCACCACCATACAGCTTTATAGTCTTTGATATTTTTTTCATTGACGGGTAATTCTGCTGCCTGTAAGAACGCCTTGGTATAGGCATCTTTGTTCATGTCACTTAATCTCTTCACCTGCTGTGAGTTTGTACACAGCAAAGTCTTTGGTCTTGAATAATCGATTTAATTTCTTTGCCAAATTGTGTGCATGTCCTGGATTTGAAAATGAGACTTTTTTATATTTTGGTCCAGGATAGCTGGCTACCAGACTACCGCTTTTGAGGTTGAACGGCTGGCCGTTATAGAACACGGCCCAGATAGCTTCCGAGTCAAGGATCTGCTCAACCTTGTAGGTTTCTTTGTTAGCATATTCTAAAAGAATTTTAGGTTTGGGTCTGCTCATATACGTGTTTCCTAATTAACCACGTATATATTTATGTTTTTTTAGAACTGTCCGCCGTCGAATTTAACGTCTATTTGAGTGGTAGATTCTTTGATTGCCACCAGCATTTGGTGTATTTCAGTAACAGTTAGTCCTAGCTTCACAGTCATAAGGGCTAATTCTGAAGTTAGATCTCTAGCTTCTTGTAGACTTATGCGTATTTCTTTTTGCTGGCTACGTTCAGCTACTTGAATTCGCTGTAGTAGTTTCTGTATAGTAGGTAATGTAGTTGGCAGATTATTTTGTGACATTGGCCAATACCTGTTTCATTTCTAATTCTGTCTTGAACGGACCTTTATATGGATATCGTTCCAGTGTGATCTTTTTGGGACAAAAACTTTTGACCCAGCCTTTATCAAATTTTATACAGTAGTAACCCGCACAATATAAACTTTTTGAATCGCTGCTTTTTGTGAACAAGGGAAGTTTCTTGCGAATGTCAAACATGGCATTGTGCGGCTCGGCACTGGTGGCATACCCATGAACTTCATTAGGCAATGCTGTGTCGGCTTCTTTGACAATCTTTACAGTGAAAAACTTTTTACCAAACTGTTTGGTTAAACTATCTTTGGTTTCGTAAATTGTTACGCCTGTCTCATTACTCATAAAAAATCTGTTATCATCATCCTTTCTCAAGGTAGCAATCTTCTCGCCATTTGCTTCTACAATCCAAAATTTATTTGCTATGATAGGTTTAGCATGTATGTCTGTCATTGTGTTCTCCCAACAGGTATCTGTTTTAATTTCACAGGTGTCTTCATACTGACAAAGTTTGAGTTTCATTGACGTATCTCGCATTAAGTGGTTCTGCATAAGCCTGCGCCTGATCAGCAATCTTTTTCAAATCCCATAGATTACAGAACTTGATTAATCTTATACCAACTTGACTCACATTCTTTTGTTCAGCGGTAGCAGTGGTAATGGTATTTGCAATTACCTCTTTAATGTCATCAGGCTGGTGTGTTAGATCAATCAGTCGACGATTGCGTTCATAATCTTCTAGCACTCGATGTTCTACTCCATTATGGTCAGACCACCTCTGAAGCATGAGATTGTTCCACGCATATCCTTTGCTGTTACGATCTTCGAACGCTTCAGTAAGACCCACTTTTTTGCTTGTGCCTTTAGTACGTACACCCGGATACGCTGAGAAGACATTATCACTGGTATCACCACGCATGCATTTTTCGAACAATAGCCATTCTGGATTAGGTGCGGGCTTAGGCTCTTGTGTTTTCTTGTCAATGACTGCTTTGCCTTTGTCATCAAATATTCCTTTGTCAGTGATAACATGTTCCATGACACCGTTGTACTGCGTGACATTGGGTGCAATCAATTGCACGAAATCTGTGTCTGTGCTGATAATCACATGTTTGTCATTTGGATGACTCTGTATCCACCCTGCAATAAGATCATCTGCTTCGAGGCGTGGATTTTGTAGCACAGTACAGTTGGTCTTTTCTGCGATAAAGTCTTTGAATGTATCAAATGCTTCCCAGAAGATCTTTTCTTCGTCTGCTTCACGTTCTGTGTGAGCAGCACGTTGAGCAGCACGTTGAGCTTTGTAAGGAGTATAGTAATCTTTCCGCCAGCTACGCCCCTCTAAGCAGAAGATAACATGGCTACCTTCGAACTGCTGCCATGCTTTGCGAATGCTGTTTAAAGTAATATGAAACGCCATGCCTAGTTTAATATCAGCGTCACCGTTGATAACGTGCCGAGCACGAAAGAATGTGTTTGCTGTATCAACTAAGATATATGTCATAGATTGTCTTTCTTTACTGTTTTAATATCAATTAAGCCTGTGTTTACAGGACCGCCAAAATCACCATCAACTACTACATTGGCACACAGTTCACGGAACCAACGATCTATAATTTCTTCGTCTTTATCCCCGTCCTCGCCGTATCCCTCTTGCTTTAATTTTAACACAAAAAGGTCGTTCCAGTCAAGCTCAAAAAAGCCATTACGCACATTATCTTTGTTGACATGTGTTTCGAGTACACCTACCCACGGTTCTTTTTTGCGTGTTGCACGTTCTTTTGGTGATAGTTTAGCCTGTGCTTCTGCTTCTGTGGCACGTTCAGCAGCTTCAGTGGCTGCTTTGGCTGTTTCGGAGGCTTGTGCTGCGATACCTATAGATCTTTCTGCTTCTGCTCTGATCTTGTCAATGCCAAATAACTTTTCAATCCATTTTTTCATTATGTTCCCCACCCGTATTGTAATTTAGCCAATGTATCAGGATCAAGAGTGGCTGGATCTTTTTGACTCATTACTTCTCTCCATTTCTTATATGCTCGAGAACCGTCTCCTTTGGCTTTAACTCGTTGACCGCATTCATGACACGCATGAAACGCTGATACAAAGTCTTTGCCTTTGTCAGTGACAAATACTTCAAAATCCTCAACAGTAAATTTATCAACGCACCCATTAAATGTGCATCTAACCTGCATAGTCTTAGGATCGATAAAACTAATATCTTCCTTCTTTTTTGCCATACGTTTAACCATTATGTTCCCCACTCATTCTTAAATAACGGAACTTGCAGTCTGTCGCTGTATCTAAGTCCGTGCTTCATTGCTAATTCTGCTACACGACGGTTATTTAGTGTGTATACTGATTCAACTCCGCCCACGGGCATAAGATAACAATGTCCAGTGAATCCTTCTGCTCGATATATATCTAGAGTTTCTAGAGCTTCTTCAGCATCTTCTTCTGTAGCAATAACTAACTTAAGATAGGTATTGCCGACTTCTTGATATTCACAAACAACATCTGGCTTTATTGCTTCGTGTCGTTCTTCACCTGAGCAACTGAGTTTGGCACTTACTGAAAATGTAACTTCTCTAGAAACAAATGGAGGATTCTGTGACCATTCTTGCAGATATTTTTTAAACTCAGGAGTTAACTTTTGAGTACCGTTGGTTTCGAACGTAATTTCTTTAAGACCTGTCATACTCGGATGATTCAACAGATCCGGATAAGCACGTTGCCAACCTAGTAACGGTTCGCCGCCTGTAATAACAAGATGTTCGTCTTCCCAACGCTGGTAAGGTAAGATTTCCATGATACGTTCTGCTATTGCATCTGAAGTAAGCATCGGACTAAGATCTTTAAACTCTGGCATCCATGATGCATAGCTGTCACAGCCTGTGCTAACTAACGGAAGTTCTTCATACGTTTGAAATGATTCAATCATTGAGTGTGTGGCTGCAATGTCAGTAGCCTCGTGACTCACTTCGCCACGTGGCATACCAAAGCCAGCACACTTGAAGTTACAGCCAAATGTGCGTAAGAACACACTAGGCACACCCATGTAACGACCTTCACCTTGTATGCTGTAGAACAGCTCTGCGATTTTAATTTTGCTCATTGTTTATTATACCTTTATGTATGAAATTTGTCAAGTCCTCTTTGACAAGACTCCAAGTGCCGTCGTGATTATCAATCCAATTTAAACAATCGCCCTCTTTCCAACCTGCAGCATCAAGCAGATCCTGTGGTAACGATAATATGCCATCTTCTTCAACAGTTAATGTCCAGGTATTCATATTATTGAATCTGACCTATCTCGCTCTTGCTTACGTTGTTGCTCTAATCTTTCTTTGATCATCTTTCTACATTCTGTTCTAACTTGGGGAGGTACATCAGGAAGAAAATCTATATCTCTGCAATTGTAATATCTACCAGGAGTTCCTTCCCAATTGTTGATAACAATCAAAAACACTGCTATAAATGCTACAATGACTATCAAGATATTTTTCATATATAGTCGCTGACCAACAGTTGACACATTAATCCTTCACGCTCATCCTTAAATAGAAAGTTCATGTAGCTGTCTGTTAACTCTGTGGTGTATTTGTCCCCAGGTAACCCAAATCGTTCTATAATGCTTATAGTGATTTCATCCCAAATTGGGATACTACCTGCCTTGGGACTCCATGGTACATGTACAGTTATCATTTTCTGTAGTTACCCTTTTCCGGAATCACGTGGCGAACACCGCCTGTGGGGTCTTCCATATCACCTTTGCGTCTGGGAATCAAATGAACATGGGGATACGGAACAGTTTGCCCTGCTGCTTCCCCCCAATTCATACCGATATTGAATCCGTCCCACTCACCACTGTTGACCTTTTCTTGACCAAGTCTAAGTGCATCAGAAAAACAATCTTCGATAACACCTACAGCTGAGTATTTAGGCACAAACAACAAGTGTCCTTCTGTTACAGGATACTTGTCTTTAAAAATAGCAACATGAAAATCATCTTGTACAACATCGTCCCATGGTGCCTGACCTGCATCTCGTGCATCATCTAATGAATAGTGTAGGTTCATCGTTGATATTCCTTTCTTTCTGTAGGCAATGCATCTTCACGAATGACAAATTCACGTCCACCTAGACTACCGACAAATGCTCGTGTGCGTTCTGTATAGACCAGTCGCAATTTAATTGTTTGAAATGCAACTTCTAAAAATGCTTTAGGCTTGTAACCTAGTACATGCATGTCAAAATCTTTGCCTGCATCTGTACAATGTACTTTGATTTTCGAATCAATCATTTAGTCCACCAATCTTCCCAAGGAAAATCAATCCACACATCGTTTTCGGCTTTGTTGACTTCCATGCCAATATAATCCATTTTAACATTACACTTGCTGGCAAGATTATCTACCAATACAGCAAATTTAACATTATTGTTCCATACTTCTTCCCAGGCCGGATCGTCTGGAAAGCAACCACTAGGCCAATCCTGCATGATCCAGTTAAGTGTGGTACCTTGATCGTTGATATCATCCACAATCAAAATGTTTTTAAAAGTAGTATCGCTATCAACTGCACGATCCTTGGATAGTGGGCCTAGTGCATCTTCAGCCATCCACAGATTGCTTTCAGGCCCAATCTCACTGTCACGTAAACTTACGTTCAATGTATGTAATGGAATATTAAAATACTGACTGATCATAACAGCAGGAATCAATCCGCCTCGAGTAATACCTACAATATAATCGGGTCTCCACGTTCCTGTAGCAAGTTCTCTACAGATTTTGCCGACTAATCCGTTTACTTCATGCTGGTTGATTTTGAGTTTGTTCATTTCTATCCTTGAGATATTGTTCGTGTTGTATCCATTTGTTGTTGACTAAAAATCCCCATTCACGTTTGTGAGGGCCTGGCATGAATAGGGTCCAAGCAGTTACTCCGGGTTTAAGTTCGATACGATGATAGCTATTAGAACCACAAATACGGAAGTGACCAGGACCACGCCAATGCTTAGTTTCTCCAACCATCTTGCCATCTTCAAAATTAGGAGTGTATTCATAGTAACCGCCTTTGAGTATTAGTGTAGCATACGGCCACGGATGATCGTGAACATCGTCCGGATCACCTTTAAGAAATTTATGTAAAAATATGTTGAATGGAAAACGATTTCTTTCTTTCAAGAATAGATAGTACCGTTCGAGATACGGTTCGTTATTAACACGATCAAAAATGATGCGTTTTCGACCTAGACGTTCAAGCAGTTTCAAAAACATTATTAACTTCTTCCTTGAGATATCTTATCAATTCTTTATCCGTAGGCGATACACTATAATTGTTCTTATAAAAAATTTCATAGCTGTCGCTGCCGTATTTTCCAATACCATATAACATTGTAGCATCATTTCCGTCCCAAGTCAAATAATCTTGACTCATCCTCAGCAGTCTTGTATAGCGTACATTCACCATTCCCAAGGGTTGGATTATGCTTTTGACAAAGTCTTCGTCTGCGTGTAGCAATGCCAATGCTGTGGGAAACCAATATAGGAATTCGGGCAATGTAGTTTTTACTGCTTTTCGACCTGTTTGGTTTAACATAATCACACCAACAAAATGCTGCCAAGCATCATCTACCTGTTGTTGCACCATTAGGTCATCACGCAACGGCTTAATCATTCTACACCTTCTCCGAACCAATCGTCTACTTGACGCTCTGCTTCATCTTGGGTCATTGCATGGACAAAAATTTTAGCAGATTCGCCAACAGTATGTTGAATATTAAATTTTACAACTCCTGCAGGAATAAGTTCCCAATCTCGTTCTACAACAAACTCTTGTAGATTTTTAGCACGATAGATTAAGTTGTCTGTGATATCTTTCGCAGTATTCATTGTTGACCTCGAATAATGTTCTTGTTCGCGACCTCGTCGTCACTGCGCAGCTGATCTTCCATGTACATCATCAATTGATGTTTATACATGTCTTCTGACAGACCGTGCCACCCAATACATTTTCCCGTTGGACTACGACCGCACCCGCATTTACCGATATCGCTATCATTTTCTTGAACTCTAACTTGCATAATTAATCCTTAAAATAAATTTCCATTACTTCTAGCTTGTCCATGTATTCGGAAATTTGATCTATTTCTTTTTCAATGGCACCCATAAGGTCTGTGTGATCATGGATAGCCATAGGATTGTTTAACATGATATCTACATTCATTTTATGTTTTAGAATGTGTGCTTCAAAGTGTTGTTTTAGAACACCGATCATTTGTTGTCTCATTTTATTATTCCTCTGGTTTAGGGTTATCTATACTCCAAGGCCAGGAAGTTCTTGGGTCTGGTCTGGGTTTTAGTTTAATATTTTCTTCAATAACTGTGCCGTCATCTTCGCACAGATCTATTTGATATGGTGCAATGATGTGTACCGCAGTATCTTCCTCCTGCCAATCGTGGTCTCCGTCGAACAACCATCCAGCATTACCTTCGTAGTAGGCCTGCCGAATCGCTTCTTGTTCTTCTTCACCAATGTCGTCGCTGAATTCGATTTCAATATTAATACTGTCATCAAACTCGCAACCCCAACCGCAATCTACTCGAGCATAGGCAACATCATCGCCTTCCCAAGGAAGATTGCAGTCTAGATCACCTTCTACAAATCCTTGTCCCCACCGATATGTTTCGTCGATATTGAACCAACTGATACTGCCATCGGCGTTCTCACGAAACATTTCTACATGATAGATAATGCTTTTCTTATGCAACGGTTTAATTACATATACTTGACTCATGATATTCCTTATCGTGGAGCAAAATCTTGTTGGAGTTTAATGTTATCAAAAAACTCTTTCTTTGTACCCATGTCGTCTTTAAACGCACCTTTGAGTACTGTGGTTTGTGTAAGACTACTATGTGCCATAATGCCGCGATTCTCACAGCACCCATGCACTGCCTGAACATAAACACCTACATCTTTGGCATCAGTTGCTTTCATAATTTCGCGGGCAATATCGTTGGCAAGTTCTTCTTGCAGGGTACCGCGGCGAGCGCACCACTGAGCAATACGAGTGTATTTAGAAAGTCCGATAAGTTTTTGTGCGGCAATAAGGCCAATATATGCTACACCGGATACAGGCTGATGATGATGACTGCACATACTACGAAGCTCACTGCGAACAACCAGCATGCCTTCATATCTGTCCTCACTATCATTTGGAAACGCTGTTGCGTCTGGTGCCGGGTCATATCGGCCACTCATGATTTCGTTAAAGTACATCTTGGCCAATCTACGTGCTGTGCCTTGACTATTAGGATCGTTCTCGCGATCAATTAGCAAACGATCTAGCACTTGTTCAAATGCTGGTGTTGCTTCGTCAATTAATTTTTCTATATCACCTTCGTATAGGTAATCGCTGATGTTATCACCTGCCCAGAAACGTTTGCCCTCACGTTTCATCTTAAAACGAATATGATCGCCTAGATATGCTTCTTGGTATCCGCCATCGCCTGCCATTGCGTCCAGGCCTGTTTCTTTTTTATCTGTCAATTCTAATTCTCCGAGTTAATGTCGTGGATGACATATATTATATTATTTTAACATCTCTAATAGTTTATTACAACTAAAAAAGTTTTCTTTTAGTATATCTACCTGTTTATTTAGGCTAGGCATACGAGTTCTGTAATTTTCCATATGTTCTATAATTGTTTTACAGATGTCTGGACGATACACAGTATAGGCGTCAAACGATTCAGTCCATTTGCTAGGATATTTAAACGTGTCTATAGCCATTTCACTGTAGCTAAGTCTATCTGGTACCATAGGAATTGCACCTACTATAGCACCTTCATACCAACTGATGCCTAGTGTTTCTTGTAGGTTAGCACTAAACACCATTTTAGCTTCACCTAGTAAATTATGGTATTCATTTTTTGTTAGTTGTTGATCTTGACAAACAACAAACTCATATTGAGGTAAGTGTTCTTTTAGATCGCGGAAGATTTCGACCTGCTTCTCAGGAGCAATACGATGCGGGAACAAGATAAGATCACGCTTGGGCATATTCTTGTACATGAGTAGAGTATCGGTCATATACTCCATGGGCCATCCTGTGCGAACAACCTTGTCGGTGAATAAAGTATCATCAAATACAGTCTTGTACATACTTACTTTACGATCCGGATCAGGTTGAATCAAATTCTCGTAAAACATATGAATGTGAAAGTCTGTGGCAAAGTAGTTGTGATCAAAAGCGTGGTAGAAACTCTTCTCTGCATGACGTACCCAGGGCTTATCTCCAACAAGACGTCCTAAGAAGTCCTGTGGATCATAACTGCCAGCATGCCATAAGCCATGTGTAGTTACAGGAATACCCAACAACTCACTCATGTACTTTAAGTTTATGATACCAGGATGCCAAGCATCAGTAAAGATAAAGTGATCGCCGGGATGAACGGCTCCGTTACAAAATAACCGGCCCATCTGCTCAACTTGACTAGACTTGTATATATTGGTGCCACCAAAATTAAGAAAAGCACCAGGAGTAGTGGCTGAAGGAATATCTTCAGGCCCAGATATAATTTGAACATTGTGTCCTGCCTTTTTAAGTAACGCAGGCACATGAGTTTTCCACTGACCTGTGTAACGTGTCTCAACTGCTTCTAGATCAATAAGGAAAACTCGTGCCATTTATTAACCTCTCTTTTGAAAGTTTGGTCTGTTGCCTTGGTACGGCCGTCTTGGTCGCTTGCTGGCAAGATACGAACCATAGTTTTGAGAATCTCTACGATAGAGATCTGCAGGGTTAAAATCGCAGAGTTGTAATCTGCACCAATCGTGGTAGGCCTCAAGGTCTTCCCACACTTTCACAACGTCAGGACGATTTTCAAAGTACCTGTAGTCCTTGTAGTTTTTCATCGATGTTCCTTTTAGTATTTGATGAATGAACCATTTTCTCCGTCTTCGGAGACCTCAATCCAAATCTCGCGACCTGGATACTTATTGGAGATAGCGTCAAACAAATCGCCTGACATCATCTCGCAACTCTTGTAGTCTAGTTGGAGTGTACCTTCTGCATACAGTTTTTCCAACCAGCGTTTAAACTGAATGAACTCGATATCGCGATCATCGTGTGTAACACCAATCCAAACTTTAAAATGGAAGATGTGTCGATGTGGATATCCTAGAAAACTTACATCATACTCATCACCTGTAGCAAGGTTAGCATCTGTAAGTGCGGCTGGATATTTGTGAATACCTTCTTTGCGGAAGGTAACCCAAATCATTTTGTTAGGTCTTTGGTCTTGTCTAATAATCATTTTACGTTCTTTGCAGTTATTGGGCCTTTGCCTTGAAGTCCAAAGTTTTCTTTAATTGCAGTTCCGCAGAGTGTGCGTTGATATGATGCACCTTCTGCAGGACCTTCTGTGGTAAATCTAAGTTCAAAACATATTTTAGCACATTCTTCAATGAGAAGTCTAGCGAATCTTTCCTGATCAACAACAGGAACGCCCATAATGTCGTCTGTTGACTTATTTAGAATTTCTTGAATCTGTGGATTCATCTTAGACTCTCCATAGTGATGATCTTGGATAATTCTTCTCCAAGGTCTTTGTCGTCTGTGACTATATGTAGACTGTGACGGTGGTCGTCTCTTTGACGATCATATTTGGTAGTTTCGATAATAGTTCCGCCACCGGCACTATAGACATTTAATCTGAATGACTGTGTTTGAATATTCGGGCCTTCTTCGTCAATGCTGATAGCATTACCGTACTCGGCTTCGTCGTTGTCGTTCATTAGCCAGTTGCGAATTCTTTGTTTAAATGTTAGTTTCATAGGTCTTTCTTCTACGTATTGTCTTGCACGTTTAACTGTATTAGCACCAGTAATCCTTGGAATCCTTCTTGGAACCTTTGCAGTTGATGCTACGGCGTATCCACCACTCATTTGATAATCTCATCTTTGCCATATTGATCCCAATTAGTGAAGCGATCTCTTCCTAATAGGTCCTGCAGGTTATGGCACCACACCCCAGGATTAGTTGCGTTAAAATCTTTGTCATCTATCTTTAATGTAGCATTATAGCCCAGTTGATTTAGATAAGGCAATTTTACACTGATCTGCGGAATAAATCTACGCTTTTCTGTAAGACCGCTTTCAAGCAGTCCTTCTGTTTCTTTAACATCAAAGTCTAAGGTACACCAAAATCCATCTTCAGCATCGAGACATACATAAATCATATTCTCCCAAGGACGCCACGTTGCTGAATCATTGACGCCTAGCGTTTTGAAACTTTGATTAGCTCCGAAGTAGATATGTTCGCATTTATGATTTCTCGCCAGTTCCATGATTACATACGGATCATGTTCGCCGACAACAAACAGAGTTTTCATTCCGTATGCAGGTGTATGTTCGATTTCTATTCCAGTGAAGAAAGTGATAGCATCAGTAACACCTGACTCGTAATTTCTTTTCATCGTTTAAACCAGTTTTTGATTGAGTTGAGTAGATTGAGATATCTAAAATGATAGTCAGTTAGGAACGGAGTTCTATGAGGACACCGACCTTGTTGCCAATCGCAGTTGGTTGCAACCTCTTGACCGCATGTATTACATTTCATAGTTCCAGCCCGTTTCTTTTTGCTTCTTGTTCTGCCTGTGCTTCTTGCATCACTGCTTCGTGTTTATGTTTAAGTATAACAATATCGTCCTTTAAACGCAACCTCTGTTTCTTCAATTCTTCTATTTTTAGATCATCAAAGATACCAGTTTTCTCCATAGTATCTATTTGTTTGTCCAAAGCACGATGCGCTTCTTCTAGATGCTTTATTCTATTTTGATACATGTCAACTCCTTATTCGGCTACAAGACTATTTAGGTCGTCATCATCTGGATTTGCAAAATCAATCTCTCCAGCTTTTTTACCATCATCAAACTCAAACAAACTGCCAAAAGTATTTGCGGCGGGCCCACCTTGTAGTCGAGCACCTTCTAATGATTTCAAGAATAGTCCAGCAGTCTCAATCATGTCAAATGCTTCTGCTTTAGTTTTAGTATTGAATAGTTCTTCAACGAATGTGCCAAAGTAAAGAATTTTGTTTGGAACCCAATCGCTGAATTCAATTTCTTTCTTACCTTCGATGCTCTTCATACGCCAGTCTGGTTTAAATCTAGCACATTCAATGTCCATTAACTGTTGAGCACGTTGTACAGCTTTAATATGACATTCGACATTATGACCCATCATTAATGCATAACTGAAACTATCCCAACTGGTCTTATTTGGAATCTTGCCTAACTTGTTTAGTTTGGGCACAGTATGATAGTGTTCTGGATTTAGATGATCGAATTTCTTACCCGCTAATTCTTCATCAGTCTTACGAACACCGTAATCGTAATAGGCAATATCACCCATGGTCAATCGACTTGCAAACTCACTTTCAAAAGGAAACGGAATGTCGTGACGCCCAGCAAGTGCTTTATTATCCGGAGCCTTGTCCATGATCACTGACCAACGCTTGTTAGTATGTTGTGCATTTGTATACACAAGTCCGTGAGCAGTGGCAATGAACGGACTTGCACAGTCAAAACTGATAGTAAGTTCTGGATTGATATGTTTACGTATTTGTCTTTGAATCTGTGTTAGATAGCATGACCAGTCTAGCTGTGCAGTACCCAAGAAGTGAATCCAGTTCTTGCCGTCTAGCATACCTTCGTCACGCATAGTCATTAGACGTTTGAGGGTGATATCCATCTTGCACATATTAGCACCACCAAATGCCCAACCTTCAGCTTCACGTCCTGCATACTTGCCTTTGGGGTCGCTAAACTCTTTAACGCCAGCATACCATTTCTCAGCAGTATCCCAGTCTCCGCCTTGCAGAACATTAAGCCATTTGGTTTGACCTAACCGATTCATTAAGAAGTAATCGTTATTGTAGCGAGTCTTTTCTAGACAGTCTTCGAATGTTTTCAATCCAGTCTTTGGACTGTGAATATGATCACATGCCCATGTTGGAACGTCCAACATCATGGACCAGTCAGCTGTAAGTTCCAACCACTCAAGAATCTTTTGACGAGTCTTAGTAGCTTCTGGACCTTCAAAGTTCAACCAGTCAAACTTAAGAACACCTTTACCAATCTGGTATCCACCAGAGTCACCTAAGATCATTGTATTAGGTCGATCACGGTCTTGTATCATTGATTCTTGAGTCATTGACTTTTCAAGATCTAACTGTGCGTGACCTGCTGAATACAGAGCATACTTGTAGGTAAAGTATCCTTGATCAGCATTTAAGAAGTTCATGCCTTCAATGCCACGATCAAATCCCGCAGGAATTCGATCTTTAGAAACAAATTCTTCTAGTCGTTGTTTTGCAACATAAGTTGAATAGAAAGAACTGATAGCTGGCAAATACACAGCATAGTCTTTCTGTAAAGGTGTTAGGTCAATTGGTTGTTTCATATTCTCTCGATAAAATTGCTGTAAGTTCTAATCTTGTTTTTGCCTGTTCTAGTTGTTCTAATGCGATACGAACTGCTTCATTAGATGAAGCAAGTTTGTACCAATCATTTTCTTCTTGGCGCTTTTTACGAGCCCATTGTATAATGTCTAGCACATCTTGATCTAGGCTTACGGTAGCGTAACTGCTAGATATTGTTTGCCAATTTGATCCGTTAAACACTTCTAGTTCGGTGTTGTGGATACGCATCATCCCAGTCATTGGGTTGCTTGAGTTTGGACCGACATATGGTAGGGCGGTATTTCCGCCACCAACCGTAATGCCTGTTACGCCTTGTAAACCTTTGATCATATTTAGGCAGCTTGTGCTGGGATGATATATTTGTAAGTAGCAAGTCCGCTATCTAGAGTGATCTGAATAGCACCTTCATTGCTCAACGACATCTTAGTGGTGTTGGTATCTGCAATCTTAAGTATGCTCAAGATTGGCAACACAGGCCAAGTCCAACCGCGATCTAGTTTGCCTGCAACATTCTGTGCAAACACAAACTCACCGCCGTGTGTCGATGCATCACCGAATGTAAATTTAAGATTGCCGCCTTCTGTCTTGGCAAGAAATGTTGGATGCTCTGAGTTAGCACCTGCTTGGAAGTTAAATCGGAGCACAGAAGTCACTGATGGCTCAATTTCAACATCCCACTTAACACCACGAAACTTCACAGTCTTCATCTTTTCATTGATGATTTCTTGATTCATAAAGCGATAGTCGTTTTTAAAGTCGCCGTCTTTGTTTTCAAAGTGTAGACCCACTGGCATAGTTTCACCGTTGCGTTCTGCTGTGGTAATACTGATCTTTGCCCCTTCTTTGTACTCTGCACCTTCCAAGAGATATTTCAACTTGTTCAGTTGCGGCATACCAAACACACCGATCATATCTGGGTATGGATTAGCAGTTTCTGCCTCCATGATAACTGAACGGTCATCGGCCATTGAGTTAACAGTTGTGCCTTTATCTGTGCCTGTTACCTTGACTGTGGTCAAGAAGCCTAGATTCTGCGTATGGCTAACGATGTCTTGTAAAATATCTTTCATTGAGAATTCTCCTGTATATTAAGATTATATTTAGATCTTGAGTAAAAAGCAACCGCTAAATTACTCAAAATCAAACAATTTGTTAAATGTATTATCCGACCTTGTTGAACTGATGTCCCATTCCAATACACCAATAAGGTTTCCTAACTTTTCATCGATCACAGTGGTTTCCATTTCGGCATCGTTGAAAGGCAGATCCTTGAACCACTGCGGTAATCTCAGTTCGTCCACAGGATAGGCCACAGAAGTATACCCCATAGGATTGTCTTTGATCTTGCACACAATCACTTTCATGCCATCTACTACCTGCATTGAGTACTTGTCGTCCATCATTCGCTTCAAAGTGTTCCAATTTAATGAAGCTCTGACATGTCCGGGCATGTTAGTCTTGCCTGCCTTCTTTTCTTTGGCAGCGTATTCTGTAATATTGTTAGCACGTTTGGGACTACCTTTCTCCCAACCCGGTCGAGTTTTAAACTCTGTGCGGAAATCGGTGATATATTGTAGGATCTCTTCTTTGGTCACGCCAGTTAGTGTCTTAGTCAACACTTCACTCAAGAAGTCTTGTATAACAACCGGGGTATCTGAACGCTTGAGATCAAGCCCCATCGCTTTAATTTTTCCTGGTTTGCCTTCTGTGTCTGCTCGTTTACCTTCTTTGTCGTAGTAGAGCACTGCGTATCGCTTTTTGGTAATGAACAGTCCTTTGCTTGCAACAATTTCGCGACCTGCTTTGATGACCTCGGCTCTAGCTCGGGGGACGTGGAATGCATCTTGCATGAATTTGACAAATGTGCCATTGACTGTATCTCCTATGGTATCATAAAGTTCAACAACTGATTCTCTGTTCCAAGGAATCAGGCCTTTCTCAATGTCTTTTTTCAGTGTAGCATACGCTGAAAAATAACAAGAGTCTGTGTCACCGTATATGACCGCTTTGCCTACGTGGTCATACTCTCCGGTGATAATTTCGTTAACTTTTGATGCCATGTGTTTGGCAATTTGTCGACCAGTTAGTGTAGTTGACTGACCAATTCTGTTATCAAAGAATCTACAGCCCGGATTTAAAATCGCACCATATAGACTGTTTAACAGAATCTTCTTGACCAACTGTCGCTTGTCCCAGTATTCTTCTTCAATCTTGTTGCCAGCTTGGATACATTCTCTCAGCTTAGCCTGCATTTCCTTACGTTCTTTGTACCAACGAGCCAGCAGTCCTGAAATCACGCCTTCGGTTTCATATGTGAATATAGTACCATTAGCTGATATCATCCAAGGTTGGTTGCTGTCAAATATAAGATCGTAGGCCTGAGCCGCACTCAGCGTATCCGACCCGCCACCTTCCCAATCGATATTGATTTCACGTCCCACTTCTTTGTTCATCACAGCAGAATATTCAAGACTACCGAATATACCTTCCCAGGCAGACGCAAATGATTTTCCTTTAGACATTTCAGCTGCAATATAGTCCTTGGTTCCATCCTGTCGCAACTGACCGACGATGGTTTCAGGGCCCATATTCAACGCTCGAATAGCACTAGGATAGAGACTATTAATGTCAAGAGAGCCAATCCACTCATGTATACCTTTCTTTGGATATGCAACGTAAGCACCAGCAGCTTGTGTGTCTCCGTGCTCTTCCATCTTTTTGCGATTAGGAACTATCATACCTCTGCGGTGAGCTTCGTTAATAATAGCTTGTTCAGTTACTGCCACTGCTCCCATAGTGGTTGCCACTAACACTGTGTTTTCGTGTGCAATGGTATTAGCTAAGTCGATAAATTTTAATTTTCTATCAAGTTTTTCAAGAAGCATGCAGTCATTGATGTTGTATTCGATGAATGTTTTAAAATCATTGTTGTACAATTGATCCAACGTGCCTTCATACTGTGTTTTGCGCTCGCCTAATTCATATTCAGCAATAGCATCTAATCGATAAGTGTGACGTTCTTCGTATGTGTACTTGCGATATAATTCTAGACTATCGATATGAACACGACCAATGAAGTCATAGGTGGTAGCAGTTTTACCAAACTTTTCGTATTCACGTTTCTTAGGTAAACAGTTCCATAGACAAAATCGTTTGGTATCTTCTTTGCTGAGAACTTTAGTAACTCGATTAACAGTATATGGAATATCAAAGCCCTCTGAATTCCAACCACTTAATACATCCGACTCTTGTATTAGATCCAAGAAAGTATTCAACATGTCTGCTTCGTTGTCAAACAGCATAGTGTTAGGAAATTCTGCGACTGCTTTAGTTGCTTCTTCCATGCTCAGTGTCTTGGGAGGAATCGCCAAACACACCATGGTCTGCATCCATTGTAGGTAAACAGCAATTGCAGTGATGGGCATAAATGGATCATCAGGTGATGCATATCCACGTTCCGGATCAAAGTCTACCTCGATGTCGAAAAATGCTACATTCAGTTTAGGAGCATCTTGATTAAGATAGTGATCTTCTAGACATCGATAGATAGGATTAATATCTGACTCGTAGAGCCGTTTGTTTGAATGTATGGCAAGTTCTTTGCGATGCTCTTTGACATTCTTAGAACTAACTCTACTTAAGGGTTCGCCCTTGATGGATTGGAACTTGCCTTTGGGGTCGTTGTAATAGAATATATGTCTGGCAGGATAATCTTTGAAATGCCTCTGCCCTTTGTCGTCACGCTCAACGACACGTATAATGTCATTGTCGCGATCGTAGTATGCGTCCACGAAACTCATTTGTTCTCCTATGCAATTTACGGCTTGCAAATACCAATGTGCGGTTTATGGCCACGCCTGCCATCTATATTATAACTTACTTATCATGTTTATCAGGCCAACTGTATCTATAGTGGTCAACAGGATGTAGTTAGCCAACATCCCAAATGATTTCCTAGTATAAGCAGCCCAACCATACAAAGCACAACCGAGAATCCAGATAGGATATAAAATAAGTAAAGGTGGAGTGGGAACTGTAAGAGCCATGACCAGGCTACACCCAATACTGATAGCCCAAGCAAGCAGCTCAATAATAAAACGGAACTTGTTACTGCGCCAATCATCTCGAATCCAATCAAAAGTTGGTTTTAATAATTCATTCATTCAGGCAGTTTTTTTGTTACACCGAGGATCATTTCGATCTCGTTCCACTCTGCTTCGTGATCTTTCCAATTGTCTTTGTGTGCAATGCGGATTGCCTTGTTGATCCAACTAGGTTTGATCTGTAATTCTTCTGCGACAGCATTTACAGTTTCTTTGAGACCTTCTTGTAGATCTTCAACTTCTCGCAGAACATTTGATCCTTCGTTAATCAATCTTTCTAATTTGGCTTTTTCTTCTGGCCCGTACATTTTTGTCATTTGTTCTCTCCTATACGACTATTATATAGCCATAAAAAAAGCCAGTCAACCTATGACTGGCCTTTTAACACTTTTTGGTTAAATTACTTTTGTGCTTCGCTTAGTACATCGTACATTTCAAATACGCCACCGTTGCGCTCATAAACTAACCCTGCATATAAATCGGCTTTCATGCCTTCGCCTAGTTTGTTTTGAGCTACACGTTCAGCCCATGTAAACAATGCTTTGTCTACAGGATCGATCTGTTGTTGGCCACCGCTTTCTTGTACCAACTGTACCATCTGTTTGAAAGATAATTTTGTTTCTACACTTTCTTTTACAGGACGCTTTTTGCCTTTAGGCATCATTGCGCTTTCTGTTTTCTTACCAAAGTACTTGGCCTGCTTGTCGCTCATGCCTTTCTTGCCAGCTGGCTTGTCATCGCCTTTGTCAGCAGCAGCTTTTTTCATTGGCTCTTTCTTGTCGCCGTCTTTATCAACGTCCAAGAAGTCTGGCTTAGATCCTTCTGCCATCTTTTCTTTCTTAGCCATTTTCTTTTTCTTATCAGCAGCTTCTTCTTTCTTGGCTTCGACCATTTTCATGAACTTGCTTTTAAACTGAGGTTCTACACTTTCTTTCTTGGCTTTTTTCTTTGGCTTGTCATCTTCGTCATCAGCTTCTTTTTCTTCACTGCCGCCATAAGCCTTGCTGCTCTTATGAACAATACCTGTTTTTGTTTTTTCAACAGTCCCGGTAGCAATGTTTTTCTTATCGCCTACTTTCATGTCGTCTGCTTCTTTAACGTCTTCCTCAGCTTTCTTTTTAGCTTCGGCAACGTAAGTAGTACGGCCGCTTAGAACACGCAATTGTGCATCTTCATTTAATTGCACAGATTTTGGTAGTTCTGGTGCTTTTGGAGTATCGATCTTGCCGTCGATACTTTCTATCTTGCTGATTAACGATTTGAAGTCCATGGTCACATTCCTAAAAGTGTATTATGTATTTATCTTTTTACTAAAGAGCCGCCAGTTAACAGATTAGTTCCTTTAAGATCTAATGCGTTTTTTGCGGTTCCGTCTTTGTTTTTTGCCGTTTTTCCGGGTTTATTTTTGTATACAGCACCTATAGCGACATTACCAGCACTGGTAGCGCCTGCTGTTGCCGATTCTAGAATTTCTGATATTCTCATACTATTATTTATTCTTTTTAGCACGGCCCGCTTTCATGTTAGCTAACCAATGTGCCATGCGAGCTTTTTCGCCTGTGCTGCTTTTAGCAGTTTTTCTTAGGCTGCTAACACTGGCCTTGGTATTAACACCACTACGCTTTGCCAGTCCTTTGCGTCCGGGCTTTTTACCATCCGCAAAATTTTCATGCTCGATACTTTCCCCACCACCGTCTCCGCCTGCGGATCCGCCGTCACCACTATATCCAGCATAGTATCCGTAGCCGCCGTAAGGACCCGGGCCGTAGGCAGCCCATCGAGGCCTACGCTTACGGCGTTTTTCTACAACAAATTCACTTGCTCTCATCTAGATTTCCTGGAGGGCAACAGAACCTAGGATCGCACCAATCATATTGTGGATCATAGTCTTGTCCGACATATCCAGCATAGGCTAGGCTCATGCTGATGCCATAAATTGCTAAACCTGTGATAAATTTATTACACAGGGCTGTAAGGGTTCTTTGGAGTGTCATAACCGTCGTCCTCTGGATATACTGGGTAATTGTTTGGGTTCATACTGAAAAGCTACTGCCGCAGCCGCAGGTTGATTGTGCATTAGGATTAGTAATAACAAACTGACTGCCCATTGCTTCTTCTTTGTAATCAATAACAGCACCTTGTAGATACTGCATACTCATTGCATCGACAAACACATTGTATTGTTCGTTGATAGGAAATTCAAAATCGTCTTCGTTCTTTGTTTCGTCGAAGGTAAAGCCATAGCTGAAACCACTGCACCCGCCACCTTGTACAAATGTGCGTAATGCCAGCTTGGGATTATTCTCTTCTAGCAATAGATCCATTATTTTAGATTTTGCTGATTCTGTTATCTCGACCATTTTTACTTTCCTACAGGTTTTTCACCAGTTAAGTATGGTTTACTAAACCACAGTTGAAACCATTCATCAGTGCCTGGTTTAATATTATGTTTTTTCATAAGTTCACCTTTTTCATTTCCGGTAATACTTATGTTGCTGCCACCATACGGCTGATAGCCTCGAAATTCGTTAATACCTGCAAGTTTTTTAATTTCGTCTAATTCGTCCATGATATTTTTTATTTTGAATTAGTATCTTGCTCTACATCTTCTTCAAACTGTTTCTGCTTGTGCTTGACATTGCCTTGTTTCTCTGCACGTTTTTTATCTTTGTGTGCGCCAGCACCTGCAGTCTTTTGATTCTTGGCTACAAAATTACGAGGTTTACTAGGCGGTACAAAATCTTTTGCTCTCATACAGTGATACCTCTTGACCTAATGCCACCTTTGCTTTTTATTTTACCTAGTTCTTCTAGAGCGTGGCGAATCTGTTCCATATTCATTTTTAGTTCGTCAAACTGACGAGCCATTAGTTGCCACTCGCCCGGACTGGCATTCTCAGCTCGACTGGCTAGATCTTTTAGTTGTCCGGCCGCACGTAGCATGCGATACTTTAATTTAGCAGGATTGGCTTTATCATGACTGTGAATCATTGGATCCATTGGATCTGCTGGATCCATCTCGATAGGTGCTTCTGAAACACTTTCATTACGTCTTTTAGCTAATTCTTTTTTAGCATCGTCTTTATCGACCATAGGTCTCGGATGCTCGCCTGCTGCAACTTTTTGCAGATACGATGTACTAAAATTACTTAGGTCTGGTGAATTCTTAGCAGGAGTTTTATCTAAATAGTCATTGTCTTTAGGTTTTACACGTTCAAGATTAAAATTGTAATATTTTATACCTTTAGATTTTAAAAACTTTTCAAGAGCTTCTGAAGCTTCTCCTGGAGACTTATATGTTGTTCCTAAATTAATATCTTTGGTTATTTCTTTACCGTCAACTTTAAACGTAACGTGTGCAACAATATCTGGAAGAAAGTCTTCGCCTGAACTTTGAGCGTAAGCCCCACCGCCACCTAGTGCAGCAGCACCTGCTAATGCAGCACCTGCAATTTTACTTTTCCACCCTTCTTCTACTTCTTCCTTAATGCCCATACCATTTCTCACAGCAGTGAACAACGGTTTGGCCAACTCTCCTGCGCCAGTGGCTTCTTGAAATCCTTCGAAATCATTATTCGCAGCGGCTGCTCTTGCACCGCTGGCACTGACACCTGCTACACCTTCGGCTCCGTCTTCACGGTCTCCACTGCTGGCAAAATCAATAACATCAAATTTATAGAACCCGTGTGCTTTGCCTTCTACACCGTTGTACTGTGTAAGAAGACTTTTCATATCTTCTAAACGATCCGACCCTGCTACAAATGTCACAGCGTTGTATCCCTGTTCGTGCAGATAGCTGGCTACTTTACCAATGGTGTTTAGTGCTGCATTCTCTACTACATCCTTGGCGTACTGAGGAAACATTTCCTTAATGAATTTGATCTTAGTCACATAGTCCAGGGGATTTTTCTTTTTGTCTTGACTTTGACTGACAAAAATCTTCATTTCGCCACCTTGGCTTTTCATAGTATCTAATACCTGCTTGTGACCAATCGTAGGAGGATTCATTCTGCCAAAACAGAATGTCACATGCTTGGTTCCGTCTTCGAACAGTTGTTTTAACAGCATCAGTCGTAGTCGCCTTTTTCAATGTGACGTTCTTGCTCTTCAGCAATGCGTTTGGCTAAGTCTATGAGTTTATCTTTGGGGAATTTCTTATCTGCATCGTCTATGTCGAATTGATCACAATAGTGACTCATGCATTGTTCTAGTGGGCGGATATAAACTTTGAATACATTGGGATTGCCGCGGTGTTCACGATGGCGTTTCACAGCAGGAAAGAAATATTGATCTAACATTTTTGAATCGTTGTCGATGAAAAATTTTAGATCGTCTAAGTAATCAATTTCTTGCTGGTCGTCTTTGGGTGCGCCAATAGGCGAAAACATTTCTCTTAACAGCATTACCAGCTCCTACAAGACCAGTATCTGGCTTTATGACGAGGTCCTGGGTTCGCACAATTATGTCTAGCACGGAAACTCTTTCTACGAGCAGGATTACTTTTCTTAATACGCATTTTCTTATCGCCAAAGTTTACCTTGACAATGTTGCCATTAGGCTTACGTACATATACTTTGGATTTTTTAACATCGCCAGCCATCTTTTTACCTAATGGCACTTCACGACCTTGATATTTGGCTTCGTCAGTTTGTGTATCTTCCTCGTAATTCTGTGCTTTCATGTAATCACGAGCTGTATCTATGTAGTCCACAGCTTTGGTGATCTTGCTTTGTACCCATTCTGGAAGATTGTCGTCTGCTTGTAAAATGCTGTACAGTTCTTCAGCAGCACTGTCAATGGTGCGCAAATCATCTTTGGCCATGTCGCCTTCGCGATCATATTCGCCGTAGTTTACAGGTGCATTCGGATCTTCAGGACCGTGGTCTTCCATCTTAACACAGTTATCTACAGTCTTGCCGCCTTTCTGTTTGGTGCCCATGCGCTTGTAGCCTTTCCAACAGGCCTTGCCATCAACACCTTTTTGTTTGTCTTCTACTAATTCGCCTTCTAAGAACTCTAGCCCTTCATTGGTCAGCATATCTAATGCAGTGTCATCTAATTCGATTACAATTCCATCTTCTAGAATGTCTACGATTTCTGTGGCAATTTCGTGATCTTCAGAAAAACTAATGCCAAATGCATCACCTATCTGAAATGATTCCGAAAATCCTTTGGCTTTGGCCTCTTTTTCAAGATCGGATTTGCGCTGTATAATTGCTTGTTTGATTTCTGGATCTTGAGAAGCAACGGGATCCATTTGCAAATCCTGAAGGGCTTTGCGTTTAGCCTGAAGGTCTTCAGGATTTTTTAATTCTGTTTCGCTTACGATAGCGTCTAACTTAGATAACAAGTCTCTCATAGTATTCCTCGGGAGGTCATACTATATTTATCGTCTCAAACAGTTTAGTGATTATATCGGATTTCGGTGATTGTGCCCTGTTCCAACTGATAAGCCACACGTATAAACACAAATTTACCAGTAAATGTGCAGGCAGCGTTGGAAGTGACAGGTGTGCTGTCTATAGCAGTTAACACAGTGTCTGAGCTGTCAAGAACCACATCAAACCAGTCGTTAATGCCAGGATTTAGGTCTAGAGTGGCCTGTACTTTGATACTGCCCTTGAAATTATTCAGTTCAAAGGTCATAGTATGCACACCGTTACCGTTTTTGTAGTAGCCTGCACCTATGTGTTTTTCGCCGTACTGCCATGTAGAGGGCTGACTGTCGTCGGTAATATTTGATAATAATACTATGGTTTCTCTGCTCATCAACTATTTATCGCATACTATAAAGTTATATACTCTACCCACAACGTCAGCACCACGCAGTTTCATCATTAATAGTGTGGATTCGTCTTCAACCAATACATATCTACGGTCCCAATTCCAATCTGTGACTAAAAACCAACGTTCGATAGCAGGAGTACAGGTTATTCTAGGGGACTGAGATTTCAACCAGTTCAAGTACCTCTGTTTGCCTTCACGATCTTTAGACATTTTGTGAGGCAATAGATACACACGATACTGATATTTGCCTTTGGGTAGCTTATCTACAGTAATAGAGTTCTGTGAATCTTTAAGAATTTCTACATTCGCTGCACTAGGTTGAAATCGATGTACTAATTCTAGTTGACACTGTATAGATAATGTTTCATAAAAATCTACATCATTTGTATAGATGTCTAGTCGGCTGCGTTCAATTCTAAGAGAATACGTGTCTTTGTCGTATGCTGCTAAAAACTCACAGAGATTAATAATAGCCTCTTTGTTAGCCACGGCTTTACGGTAACTTACAAAATATGCAGATTTATCTTCGTTGTAATGATTTAGCATTTCTGGAATGTCTTCTACAGCATATGTTCGTAACATCACACAGCCGTCCAACGACAGACTGACTTTGTACAACCATTTACCGTAGAACTTACGATTCGTTAGTTTGGTCTTCTGCGATAACATTATCTTCTACCTTAGCAGCTTCTGCAAGTTTTTGCGCTCTAAGAGCTTTTCTTTCTTCCTTAGTCAGCGGTTTAGGAATTTCTACAACAGTAAAATCTAGTTTGTCATCAACTATATCAACAGTCACTCTGCCACCGTTTACTAGATCACCAAACAACACTCTACGACTCAGTGGGCTCTTGATCTCGTTGTCGATGATCCTTGCCAACGGTCTTGCTCCCATCTTCTTGTCGTAGCCTCGATCAGCTAACCAACGTGTGGCTTTGGCATTGACTACAATCTCTATGCCTTTGTCTTTTAATTGACTATTGAGATCAGCTACAAACTTTTTAACGATCTGGATAACAGTGTCGCCGCTGAGTTTTGAGAACTTGATCACAGCATCTAGTCTATTACGGAATTCTGGACTGAAATGTTTCTTAATAGCTTTGTCATCTTCGCCATTTCGTTCCAGCTCACCAAACCCGATAGTGTTGAGTTCATTGTCTGCTGCTCCAAGATTACTGGTCATAATCAGTATGGTGTTGCGACCATCAGCTACTTTACCATTGGATCCTGTAATAAAACCGTTGTCCATGAATGCTAGAAGAATATTCATGACATCTGGATGAGCTTTTTCGACTTCGTCTAACAGTAAGATAGCATTAGGTGTTTCTTGTAACTTGGTAATCAACATACCGGCATTATCTTCGTAGCCTACATAGCCCGGCGGAGCACCGATCAATCTTGCCACAGAGTGCTTTTCCTGATACTCGCCCATATCAAAACGTATTAGTTGCATGCCCATCTTATCTGACAATTGTTTAGCAGTTTCTGTTTTGCCGCAACCGGTAGGTCCAAGGAATAGAAACGATCCAATGGGCTTGTTAGGTGCCTTCATGCCAGCTTGACTTACAAAGATTTTATCTAACAATGTATCTACAGCACCGTCTTGTCCGTAAACCACACCTTTCATTTGTGTGTCAAGGTCAGCAAGATTCTTACTTTCTTTCTGAGCTACTGTTTCCAAAGGCATGTTGATCATCTTGCTGAGTTCATAGGTGACCTGTTCTATGTCAACGATCTGTGCTACTCCTTCCATGCCCTCGTCATCTTTTAGTTTATATCTAGCGCAGGCGCAGTCAATGATGTCGATGGCCTTGTCAGGCAGTTTTTTATCTGCCATGTACTTAACGCTGAGTTTAACTGCCTGCTCAATGGCTGCATCGCTGATTTTAACATTATGATGAGATTCGTAGTATTTCTTTAGACCTTTAAGGATCTTCACTGCCATGTCTGGTGCCGGTTCCTCAATGGTCACACGCTGGAATCGTCTCATCAACGCACGATCGCTTTCGAAGTGCTT